GAAGGTGTAACGCCACTTTATTGCCGTAAGTTGATCCTATGTATTCAGTACCAGGGCGTATAGAGGCAGATCCCATGACCCTTGGAATAAGATTAGTTTGAACCTCAGCAGACATAGCTGTACGTTTAAGATCAAGTCTGCTCGCCCCTAATTTAGAAATCATTCCACGATTAAAGGCTAAATATGAAGCATTCTCTTTCATCCAATCAGCCTCGATCTATACCCATAATCACCACTTCCACGGCCTCCATGTCTGTCAGCCCTAAACCTTCCGGGAGGAAGAAACTTTGTAGGCCCATCCATTGCATCTTTTGATTTGGCCTCACTAAGCAATTTATTCATTTCTTTCTTTTTTAATTCTTCTTTGCTTTCGCTCTGAGTTAATTTTAGAACGATCTCACATCCGAACCATGCCTCTACAAATCTCTTAAAACTTCCCGGCCATAAAGAATAATCAGTTCCGTAAGATCCGTCATTCGACACATATTGAATATACAGTTCATCAAGTGAGGCAAACCAGAAGCCTCCCTCTTCCGTATATTGAAGTAACGGGGTATTGAAAAATTCGTCAGAACACACGGCGCATAACTTGATTAAATCAGTTGGTTTTTCAAACGCATGCTCATACCCGAATGAGGGAGTAACGGAGGACGTATAATCAAGCTTCGATGTCCTTGTTGCAAATTTCCATTGCCCCCGTTCAAGACATTTATCTACACCCCCCCCATCCCATACCCTATCAAGCAATCGCCTAGATTCCACGTTATCAGTTAGGGCAGACAAACTTCTCTCCCCAATGAATAATAAAGCCCCATTGTAAATGATAAGTTTGTTCGCGCTTGATATGGTCATTTTTTACCTTATACTTTTAAGATGTTCGGCTAACCATTGAGAAGCCGTTTCCTTGTCCTCATGCCCTTTAGAGATAACATCATTGCCGTTTTGCACTCTCCATTTATCATTGGGACCCGCCCATTTGACGATGAATCCCGATACCTCAGAATCTTCATTGTCTTTTACAAGGTCAACTTTCCTCATCAATATGACTTTGGCCCAATTTGTAGAGGCCGCCATTATGAAAAATTCGGCAAAGTAATGTTTATCTTCCGGGAGTACTTCGATCCTATCCCCTGACTTCATGTTTCTGGATATGTGCGCCCAAAAATCAGGCTTAAGCATGTCCTCAATGGTTACGGTGGTTTCTGGTTTAACAAACCAAACATTTCTCGAATATTCGGCTTGCTCTAGTATTGACGGTTTTCTTACTTGGTTTTCAGACATAAATCCTCCAAAGGGACCGGAGGCAATTAAGCCTCCGGGGTATCCTTTATGTTAAATTGTTTATGCTAATGTGGCTGCCGATATTGCCGTAGCACTTGCCACCTGATGAATTGTGCATGTAGCTGTATCTGTATCTACAACTATCATAACGTCATTAGCGACAAGACCTTTATTCGCCCCATCCGTGAAGTATCCGGCTGCGTCAACATCGGTATGTGCATCAGTAGTTGAATAATACCAGACAGCAGGACCGGCCCCCATTCTAGGAATAAGGCAACTAAGTGTAGCGGTTGTGTATGCCATAATATTCTATCTCCTTTCAATTAAGCTGTGGCCGCAAAAGCGGAACCATCGTGACGGATTTGAACAACTCCGGTATTCTGGAGCAACCTTGACCCCATGTAAGCCGTAGCCCTGCAATAAGAGTAGTCCTGCTCATCATCATAACCAACGGCTGTGGTTATAGAGTTTTTATCACAGCAATGGCCTATTGCGTCCTTATGATACATCAGGCAATATTCTGCGGCGGTCCCGGCCCCGGACAGGTTAGGATGAACGATAAAGTTGACCCCTGCCCATCTGAACATAGACATCCCGTTTTCAAAGGGCCTGTTGTTGACGTAATCAGCAGACGCAAACTCTTTTGTCTGCATCAGGTAGGCTTCAAAAGCGGGGGTAATCAGTGCGCTTATGTTGTTGTCATAAGGAACTGTAGCGTTACCGAGGATGGCCTTTGCCTTCATTACGAGGGCGAGTGTGGCCGTTTCAGCGGCAAGTCCGGCATACTGAGTGCCAGTCATGAGGGCGGTTATAATGTCGGAATCAATCTTTCTGTTTATAACGGCCATTGTGGTCATCTGCATTATTTCACGCTGATCTGCCTGACCTGCGAAAATGTTAAAATTTGTCTTTCGAACAAGGTCATGCCATTCAGCCAGCGTTGCAGCAGTCTGAGTAAGACTATCTGCCCTTGCCGGAATAAGTCCATTTGCGCCCCTGGTCTTAGCGGTTGCGCTTCCTGACCCAGCAGTCAGAAAGTAGGCTGTCTGTCCTTTAACATCGGCCTTCGTTGTTACTGTTTTACGAACTAAAGTTTCACGCTGCTCGAAAGTAGCTATAAATTCCTGAAAATATAAAGTATTGAAAGCGTTCTCTGCCATTTTAAATTCTCCTTGTTTAAGTTAGTTGGTACACTTAATCAGGGGTATCCAAAATAGCAGTTCAGGGGTGCCGTTTCCGGGCCTTCCTTCTATACTTGGGGCCTTCTTTTGTGTTTATTTTGGTGCGACATGCACCTATTTTTTAGACTTATCTCTTGCTTCGACAAGTTTAAGATACCTATCCTGCATACGTTTATCCTTGTTGTATGCTTCCCTATCTGTCCTCATAAGTTTTTCAATGCTTGATATTTCATCCAGCATTGCTTCATGCTGTTTTGTTCCTGATCCGGGAACCATGGCCCCCATTGGATTTTCTTTGCGAGCCTTAGACACAAAGCCTTTAAGAATCTCAGGATGGTTTGCAAGCATGGTTCCATCTGCTAACCTTGCGCCTACTATTAACTCTGCTATTCCTTCGCTAAAGTCAGTCGCAAGATAATTCGCCATTAAATTTCTATTGGCTTTATATTCCACGCCCCATTCTTGACGGAGGGCTTCTTCCGTATCGGAAAAAAGCTGTTGATCTGCCTCATATTGCGCGGCCTTCTGCTCATCAACAAAATCATAATACCATTGCAGTCCGGTTTTAACTTGATCGGGCGTGTATCCCGCTTCATGCGCTTTATTCAGGAATGAATTGATAATGGGTTTATCTTCATCACCAACTACCATACCTTTGCCAAGGGTAAGGTCATAACCCTCTGGCTTTTCCGGAACACCTAATGACTTCCTATATTCAGCTATCTCTTCTTTTGTCGCATCCTTGCCGGGTATCTTTACTAAGCCGCTTGATATCTTATCTTGAGCACTTATTAGGGCATCAATAGCGGCTGGGATACTTGCATATCGAGATAATCGTTTTAAAAGCTTTTCTTTAGTGGCATCATCAAGAGGCTTTCCGTCTTTACCTTTTTTATCTTTTATTCCTTCTTCGCGCCAATCTTCCGGCCAATATCCAGCCGTTGGAGCTTCCTTTACTGCCTCCTTGCTCTCTTCTTTAATTTCTTCCTTAACTTCTTCAGATGGTGATTCGGTTACCGATGGGTTTTCTTTTATTTCTTCCGCTATCGCTGCGCCTTCATCAGGGGTTTCAGCCATTATTATTTCTCCTTTAAATTGTTAATAAATTATTTCTCTTTAATGCTTCCTATCGGAAGATTAACCATTTCGACTATCTGTTGTCCTACATATCGTCTTCCCGCTGCAAAACTTGATACCCTTTCGTCAATAAACCAATCGGTGTCATACGTCCGGCATCCTATTTTGATAAGATAATCCAATACAAACTTTTGTTGATCTTCGCTCGCATTACCAGCCGATAAACATTTAAACGCCATTGACACACGCTTTAACATCTCAGGCGTAAGCATCTTTCTCCATGGAATATAGGGCTTAGATATGTCTGACATTATAATAATCCTGCATCGTTGGCGGTCTTGGCGATATCTGTGCCTTGTTGCATATCTGTCATTGTCTGTTGATTTTGTTGCGTCTGTACCATCTGTTGCTTAAGCTCGGATACCGCCTGTTCACTCCTGCGCCATTTTGAAGGGGAACCGATTGCGTCAAGGACATCTCTCAGGGCCACAACCGGATCGACTACATATCCAGCAGTAGAATCAAGCTCCATTGCCGATGCAATCATTTCTTTTGTTTCGGTAAATCTTTGCCCCTTGATTCTGTCGGTTGCCTCTCTCATGGGAGACTCAAACCTGAACCCTATTTCTTTTCCCTGTAATGATTTGGGTATTGATTGAGGTGAGCCAAAAGCCCCGGCCCTCATCAGGATATTAAATGTTTTGTTGCACAGCTTGGCATTGTATTCATCTTCCATAGGTTCAAATAAAGGAAGGGCTTGCCGGATGTATTCCTCAACTCTCTGGCTTGCCTCATACGCTGTCATGTTTGGTTCAGGTTGTGGTAATGCCAGCTTATTAAGATAGAAAGCTTCTGATAGAATACTGCGTAAATCAGTATTCATTTCAAAGCCTATAGGTAGATTTCCTTTTTGATCTAATTCCCTTAAAACTTCGCCTAATCTTTCATCATATTCAGAGTCAACCCATGTTATACCTCCGGCATAAACGCTTATATCACCCCTGATAGCTTCCTGAACTGCTACCATAGGAGGCGTTATGTGTTTTTCGCTGGCTTCTAATAAGACTCTGGCGACTGATTGAATGGTCCTTGCATCAGGTAAAG